AGCGTCTGCTCTCCAATATCTTGTTACTTCGGTATTGATTAAATTTTGACACCATAATACCTGCTCCATTGAAAATTTTAATTTCATTTCACTCATAATGTTGCGTCCTCTAGTCCAGCAACTCTAAGTTTTACAATATTACTTAGATGCCATTGTTTTTGATCTAATGCCTTAATAATGCCTAGCCATTTATTTCTAAGCAAGGCAAAGTCGTTAATAATCTTTTCAAAATCAACAACGTCGGCTTCGCCCTCTACAAACTTTTCACAGTCTCTAGAACTTAAAGCTCGTTGATAATTTTCGAGATACTTGCGAAAATGTTGACTTCGAAGTCTGCGAAGTTCTATGTTTAGATACTCAAGAATTGCTTCAATTTCTTGAAGTTGATTAAAACGATTTTCCACGATACCGGGCATCTGTGAACTTGTCTTTTCGATGTTTCCCGCTATGCGAGCATCTAACTTTGCTAATTGTAATTCAGCCTCGTAATATGCCACTGCATCTGGAATATTAGAAATATTTTTACTAACTTTATCGTACCAATTCATTTTATTCTATCTTTAGTTCACATTCGTTATTACCAAATACACCGGTTGGAAAAAAGTTAAAAGACAACGAATACCTGTCACTATTACTAGTGTTAGTATTCATTGAGTGTTCTAAATTTGAAGGAAATATAAGTATATCGCCTTCTCTAGGACTGTATGTCCAGGCCTTAGAATTTAACGAATTCCATTGCAGGTATTCTACAGTTAATGCTTCTGGAAAAATATTATTATGATTTTTATAAAATGTAATATCTCCGCAATTAGGTGGAGTTTCAATATAGACAACTCCACTTAATACGCTATTAGGATGAGAATGTTTATGTCCCCAGTTACCTTCTTCCATTTTAACTGCCCAAGATGTTAACAATTTAAAAGTTATATTTGGTTGAATCTCTAATACATTATACACATAATAGTTTAAATTTTCAACTATCTTTTCTTTTAATGCAATCAATTTTTGAGAGTTTAACAGATATTTGTTCTTAGTATACCAAGCTGAATCGTTTGGCATACGTTCAAACTCATTATCTTTTATAAGAGACTTTAGGTCTTCTGATATTTCTATAGAAGACCTAAAGATAGGAGTAGGAAAAAGAGGAATAGCCTCCATTAATCCTCGTCGTCGTTGTAGTCGTTATCATCTTCTTCGATTTCTTCTCCATCGATTACATATTCGATAGCATTGTCCAGATATGGATCTACGCCCATTAAACTTTCTAAAACACTATCTTTAATACCGTAATCTAATAAAGTATTAACAAAATCAGATGCTACATCAGATCTATGTTTTTCAGGAATGTGTTCTACTATCACAGTCCACAAATCTGCAATCAAATCTTCCTTCATTCTGCTCCCTCCGTTTCAGGTTCAACATTAGTAGTTATCTCTGAAGCGGAATTTTCGCCATGTTTTGAAATGTCTGACATAATGGCATCTAAGCCACCGTTTTCATTTCTTTCCCACGCTTTGCGGAATTGTTTGATAATCTCGCCGTCTCTAGTTACGTATACAAGGCTGTTACCTTCTTTCTTGAGCATACCTTTAGCTTCTGCCAGGTCTACCAGTCCGCTATACGGATTCATACCTGTTTCGTAAGGAATCTTAACCTGCACACTTTCAAACGGCTTTGCATAACGAGTTTTCATAATCTTACAACCGGCACGAATGCCTTTAACTTCTGTAATTTTATTACCATCTTCGTCTTCTTTCAACTTCATCTTCTTCATAGCAACTACAATACTAGACGCATAGATAAAGCCTTGGCCACCACTGATCTTGTCATCTGGATCAAACATATCTTGTGAAGCATATGTGTGATTTGTTGCTACTAGACCAATGTTCAATGAACCAAACATATTAACACAGTTACGAACCAATGCTGTCAGTGCTTTAGGCTTACGGCCCATATCACCTTTCAAGTCGCCTGCTTCAAACTGATTAACGTCTGTTGGAGTTAACAACATACCTAACGAGTCAAGCACAAACAATACTTTAGGACGAGTGTCTTCGGGCATTGCTTTGTATTCAGCAACAAATTCTGTAATGGTCTTTGCCACATCGTCAATCATAGCCATATTAAGTTTTAACAACTTATCTTCAGCTGTATCAACGCCTAGGGCTTTTAACCAATCTTCGTCAAGTGCGTTTTCTGTATCAATTAGAATTGGGTAGATACCCTGTGCCTGTGCGGCCTTAATCAAGTTACCTGAACAGATATAAGATTTGCCTGCTCCGGACTCGCCTGCAAACACAGTCACCTTGCCCAACGGAACACCACGATTGAAATCGCCGCTGATCACATAGTTTAGGGCATAGTTGCCTGTGCTGACCCAATCAGTTGGGTCGTTAAAGCCGATACTAAGTCCTTCGATACTCTTAGTAATCGACTTTCTAAATTTAGAAATATCAAATGCTTTTGCCATATTAAAATCCTGTAGTGAGAAGAACTCGAGCGTAAGAACTATGTCTTAGAGGCTCGAGCCGTGTTACGTATTACTTCTGACGATTGCGAATCATTGCCAAAATATCTTGGGCACGTGATGCGCTTTCAGAACCGCCTGCTGCGGGTGCTGCTGCTTGTGCAGGAGCGGCTGCAGGAGCAGAGTCTTCCCAAGGAAGATCATCCTCACTACTTGCTGCTGGTGCTGCCGGCGCTGCCACTGGTGCTACTGCACGTGGTGCGGCTGCTTTGTTAGGATCACCTGTTGCTTGACCCATACCTGCTGGCTTGAAATATTGACCCCAGCGTTCCATATCATATGCTTCACCGTCAACTGACGCTTCGAACATTTCTTTCATTACCTTAAGCTCAACATCAGTTGGCTTTTTAGGAAGGAAGTCGCTTAGGTTGAACAACCCGTGAGCATCAATGGCTGCTTTATCAGCATCAGAGATAGCACGTTCACGACGTGACCATTTAGATGTTGAATAATCAGCAAATCCACCTTTAGATGTCTTAGCAATTCGGAAATCAACGCCACGCATAAAGTCAGTTGGCAATTCTTCCAACTCTGGATCCATTAATGCGGATTTAATAGTTTGGAAAATTTGAGGACCGATGATAAATCTACGAATCGGATTTTCTGGTGTGTTTTCTTCTTTAAGGGCGTCTTCTACAACAAAGCCTTGGAAAATGTAACTACGTTTCTTCCAATACTTACGACCCATTTCTACTAGTGATTTATCTTTAAACCAACCACGCACTTCAGATAGAATCGGACAAGCTGTTCCATCGTTATACATTTCAACGCAGGGAACCTGCACTTGAACTGGACGTGAATCAGTTTCACCTTTAATACCTGCAAATGGGAGTTTGATCATTGCTCGTTCTACCCAGAAGAAAGTATTATTTGGATTACCATCTGGTAAAAAACGAACTACGGCTTCTTTACCTTCCTGCATATTCCAGTGTGGGTAAATTGCGTTGTCGCCGCCGCTTGATGTAGAGCCTGTGCTCTTACCTTGTGCTTCTTGAAGTTTTGCACGAATTTCTGCTAATGTTGCCATTTTAAAAGCCTCCTTATGCCTAATTTGTAATGACTTAATATGCCTATCGCATAACAACTATTATGCGCTTTTTATTTAGCAAAGTCAAATATATTTTACAATATTTTTTTGCCAAAACTGACAAATTTGTTATATGCGTTGCGTATGATGCTTCTTTTAGGTGCAAAACTCATATGTTGGATGTATCTGAGTTTTTCTAAAAATTCTGCATCCTCGGATGTTTGATCTCTAACAATAAATTCGTATTGTTTGTCTGTTATTGGAATTATCTGCATCATAGGAGTCCCTGCTTTGATAATTCCTTTTTTAGTAGTATCGTTCCATCTTATTTGACAATTTAACTCTGTGCTAATAGAAGGGTCTAAAATACCGTGGACAGATTCAAATTCAAAGCTATCCGGATACGGGATCGGAATTATTAAAAACTTTAGGCCAGGTGGTGCCAATACGTGCCAAGGCGTTAATGCCTTAATTAATGTTTTTAAAGAATTTGGTTTTGTAGGTAAATGTGCAACAGAATTTACAGGATAATGCCCAGACACTACATTATCTATAGGATGAATGATAGGAACTCCCCACCGAAAATCTATTCCATCGGGTCCAGGTTCTATCATTAGGTCCCACGGCATTGGAACAATAAATCCTTCAGACATCAAATCAAAAATTCCAGGACATTTATATAGGTTAATATTTTTGCCAAAGTTAGCAGCAATTTCTTTCTTATAGTCTTCTCGCAAAGATTCTACCCAACTAAATTTAAATTTAGAAGATTCTTGGATTGGGTTTACTTCAGCAACCCCTTTTATTGTAGAAAAGAAAACTATTTTATTCATGTCATATTAAAAGCAATGCTGATTCTATCTTCATTACTTAAATTCATACTTACACTATGTTGTGTCCAACTTGGAAATATTACAACTCTACCAACAACTGAATCGTAATTTATATCACTGACTGTATATTTTGTTTGATCTGTAAAAGTTTGTAATATAAAATCGCGGTCTGATTGATTGTTAAATGTTATATGACCTGCATCTTTATTTGTTTTAACATAATAAACACCGGAAAATATAGAATGTTGGTGAATGTGAGGCTTGTTATAACTATTCGTTGAATTTATGTTAATCCAACAGTTGTCTATTTGTCTAGGAAACTTAGGTCTAACCCCAAGTTCGTCATACCACTCATTGGACATTGACTGTATGAGCAATAATAATTTTTTAATATGTGCTGGAGCCGATTCAAGAAAAATATTGTGGCTTTGATAACCGCCTACATTTGAGACTGTATTCCCGTTATCTGTTTGTTGATAATTATAACATTCATTTTCAACTTCGGCAGAATTGACTACATACTGGGGAATATCAAAATACCAAATTGGGGTGGCCCACCACTCTTGTTTAAAAATTTGCATTATATAGAATTTATCAACAAAGCCATTAATAGAAAAGAAAAGTGGATCAAGAAAAAGGGCACCTAAGTGCCCAATTTCAATGTTATCAAGAATTTTTACATTCCGGATAATTCTTTAATGCGAGCTAATTCTGCCAATGCTGGATTTTGTTCAGTGGTTTGTTGTGGAGCCATACGCTCGACAAATTTGCGAGCAACTTGTTCTGCCTGTTCGCCAAACTTCTTGCCTACCATAGTGCATACGCCTTCTGGACCTTTAGGAAATGTGCCTGAATCTTTATCATAAAACGATGTAATAAATTCAGCAAGTTCTTGAACATTCATTTTGCCTTTTGAATCGCGATCGCCTTCGTTGTCATCGCCTTGCATTACAGGTTCTTCTGCAGGAACTTCTGCTGCTGGTTCTTCTGCAGGAACTTCTGCTGCTGGTTCTTCAAAATCACCAAAGTCTAATTCAGTTACAACGTCAGGTGCATTTTGTTCTAACCACTCTTTAACTAAACCGCGAACACAACTATCTGAGTCTGTTTGTGCTTGTTCTTTAATTCTCTTATAGAGTTCTGGATCTTCAATGATGCCTTTTAGACTTTCGATAGCATTAGTTCCGTCTACTCCTGCTGGAAAATGTTGTCCTACTAGTTCTTGTAAACCTTGGATAGCTGCTACTTGTTCCTCTGGATCTCCAGAAAGGATTGCAGAATCTTCGCCAAGACCCATAATCCAATTTTCAAAATTAGCAAACGGATCGTCAAGTCGAGTATCAACTTGAACATCTTCATTCTGCA